ATGACTAAGCATTTTGAAAAGGATTATGATCCAGACGCGCCAACTTTCATAGACCTGTTCTGTGGATGTGGTGGTGCTACGCTTGGCCTTATTCAAGCTGGCTTCAACCACTTGTGCGGAATCGACATAGCTAAAGACGCACTGAAGACGTACCAATTTAACATTGGAAATGCCATAAGAGCAGATGTTCGATGTCTGCCGCTTCGTCCAGATTTGAAGCCTCATCTTGTTCACGGTTCGCCTCCATGTCAGGGTTTCAGCCGAATGAATTCCCACAAATCCAAGCCGAAATACGCTAAGCAACGGAAGTTATTATTGTGGTTTGCAGCTGCAATAGAGTATCTACAGCCTGAAACCATCAGTTTCGAGATGATCCCAGAAGCAAGGCGCTACCCAGAGTTTCACGAAATGCTTAGGATGTTGAAGTTTGAGATCTGCATGCCTTATAGTGTTAGCTGGAAAATATTGGACTTCGCTGATTTTGGTGTTCCTCAGCATAGACATAGAATAATTCTCATTGGAATTAAAGTAGACAAGGTTATCGGCTTGGTTGAGATGCCTTTGCCCCCATACTCGCCCCTAGCCCCATCGTCAAACGTTGACCTGCCTAGAGTTCCGACACAGGCCCAGTTACTTGAATATCCAATGGAGGCTTCTAAATAATGTTTGTTTGTCCACGATGTGGTTTCAAGGATGATCCTTGCTGGCGTGCCCATCGTTACATGCTCTATGTAGTGTATACAGAGATTGACACGTTAGCACAGTTTCGCCCTAAATTAGCTGAGCGACTGCGTCTGAAAACCGATGTTGAAGAAGACCCTTATGCGTACCATTTAACCAGCAGCGGCTACGTTTTACGCACAACCATTGAACTGAAAGATTTCATGTACAAACGAGGCTTAATTGAACGTCATAAAGCTGCTACCGATCGGAAACAGGTTAGGTTGCTACCGCAAAAATCGGAGGCTTCTGAATGAGACGTGTTGTAGTTAAGTGTGCAATAAAGAATTGCGAATCTAATAAGAGGGGCCATTGCACACGTGAAGAGATCTACTTAGACAAGCACGAGCCCACCGGATTTGCAATTTGCGTCTTTCAATACACGCTTAAACCTAAGGAGGCATCTTCTTGAAGTTTCGGTTTAGTAAGGATTTTGTTGTTGATACGTCTAAGGAGCCTTTCAATCGTGAAGGCTTACGAATCACAATGTTAGGTGGGCCAGGGTCCGGTAAAAGCTATAATAACTGTTTGTTCGCTGAGCAGTTCTTAACGCAGCATGGCACAATTGTTGTTTTTCAGCCGCGTGACGAGTATTATACTTTGAAGGAAAAGTTTGATGTGGTTTGTGTCGGCGGAGTTCACGCTAAGGACATTGATTTTGCTTTAACTAAGCCGAAGATGTATGCGAAGCATGTTGTTGAAGATGGAATCAGCATGATCTTTTACACTGCTGATAAGGATGAGGAGAAGCTTGTGCAATGGACCAGCCGGTTTATTGAGCATGTTTTAACCTTGCAAGAAACACATCACAGGCCGCTATTAATTATCTTGGAGGAAGCTCAAGAGTACGTGCCAAAGAGTGCAGCAGGACATAGTGCGCCGCCATGGGTTTTTAACCGAATGATCCGCACGTTTAAAAAATGCTTCACTGAAGGACGGAAACTAAATGTTATTGCTATTGGTAGTAGCCAAAGACCGCAGCTATTAGACTTTACGATTCGTCAGTTGGCTAATGTTAAGTTTTTCGGGAAATTCAGCAGCCAAGACATTAAGTATGTGGATAAGGAATGTTTGGCCATTATTCGGCAGGAAGGCGTAGAAGTTGAAGCGTCTAGGCTTTTGCATTTAAAGAAGGGTGAATGGCTCGTTAACTGCGAGCTGATGACAGACTACATTATGGTTACTCATCCACGTTTAACGAAGCATGGCGCGGAAACTCCTAAGCTGGAATACATTGCTCCCAGGACCAATGAAACTAAGAAGACGGTTAGCGATCTTGCAGCAGCAATTAAAGAGGCTCTCGAGAAAGAAATAGCTGAACAGTCAGAACTTGAAAAGGCTAAGCGTAAGATTAGAGATCTTGAAAAGAAGCTTGAAGCAGCTGAAGAAAAGGCCCGAATCAAGCTGTCAGTTAAGGACATGCTCAAAGGCGACGGAGACGCGGAAGAGTTAGCTGAGAAACTGGCGAAGACTGAAAAACAAAAGGCCCGTCTCGAGGAGCAGATTAAGGACCAAGGGCTTATCATTTCGGACCTGGAAGGTCAAGTTAAGCTCTTAAAGAAGTTTGAGCTTTTCGACCAAGCTTTAACAGGGCTTATCGAGGCGAAGTTACATGCTAGTAATATACCGCAAGGTAAAGCGGTGAGTACTCACAAGCCGGGATTGGAACCCGGGTCTCAGAAGGTTCAGTTGCAAAGTACGAAGAGTATTGTCGACGTGCCCCCTGTTATGAAATCGGTTACGATTAATGACGTGAGTATCCACGGTAAGATTTTGACGGTTGCTAAGAAAGGCTTGCTTGACAAGTGGAGAAAGCTTGGAGAGATTGTTAAGGCGATTATAGAGGAAGGATGGACCGTATCGCCTCAACAAGTGAATAATGGTTTGAATGACTTGGTGAAGCAGCAGCTGATCGCTAAGAAGCACACGGACCGGAATTATTTCAGGTTAGCGAAAAACGTGGTTTTCAAAAAAGAGGTTGAAGCCTAATGGTTGACAAGTTGAATGAGCCTAAATGGAAGAATGACATTGTTAAGGCGATTTGGAAGTATGCCCGTGAAAACGGTCTTGTTGATGATGACGGCCATCTTCCGAAAGGGCTTGGTGATATTATTCTTGATGTTCGGCGCCGGTGTGATAGATGTGGTAAGACTCCGGAGAAAGCTAGGGAAGACTCGGACGCGGATATAGGTATCTGGCCTTATCAGTGTTGTTGGGTTCACACAGAAACCGAAGACTATTGTCCACATTATTGTTTGGAATGTCACCAGGAGCTGCAGAAGCAAAGACCTCACGCGGTAATTTCAGTTTGAGATGGCGATAGGTATGAGTGATCAAGTGAAAATCGTTAGGAAGGGCACGAAGGAATTTCGTGAAGCTAGAGAACGATTCTTAGCTCTCTTTCGGAAGGATCAGCCTGAAAACATGATTTGTGCCGGTAATATAGGAATGACGACAAGACAGATGGGTAAGCTGAAAGAGATCCCTATGCCGTTTGGTTGCCCAGACTTGGAGCTTTATGTGTGGCCTCCTAACAAAGATGGAAGCCAAAGCGTAGCTTACTTCTGTGGGCGCGTAGGCTGCTTATGTTCGTGCTGTAGAGAAGACATGGACGGCGAATATCCGAGTTATTGTCCAGATCCAGATGAACTTGACTTCGAGTACGACGCGGAGGATGATGATTTTTATGAGTGTTAGGTTGTTTGATAAGACGCCTCCAGGTGTTGTGTGTCCGCATTTCTATATTCTAGCGTGGGCTCGTGGCTGCCCTTATGACTGCAGCTATTGCTATTTAGCTCTCACTCACAGGTTCCAAGGTAATACGCCGCACTTCTACACCTGGGCTCGAATTGAAAAAGCTATTGAGAAATTCTTTGAGACACACGAAGAGCCTGCTGTATTGAATACTGGCGAGCTCTCTGACAGCTTGATGAATCCTGGGTTGATGGAGAAGATTTGCGACAAGTTTGAAACACAAGACACGCATAAGGTTCTGTTGCTTTCGAAAGGTTGTCATTGGCCGCTGGAACAGTCGCTTAATCCTACAGAGGGCACGTCGATTGATTTTCTGAGACGTAAGCGGTACAAGCAAACTATTGTTAGCTTCAGCGTTAATGCTCACGAGTTCGCTGAGATCTACGAGAAGAGAGCTCCTAACATATACGAGCGTCTAAAGGCAGCTCGCACTCTAGGCAATTTCCTTTATGAAGTCAGAATACGCATCGACCCTATAATTCCGTTGAAGCCTCCGAACGCAACAGGTTATTCCTGGAAGATGGCTTACAGAGATCTCATCAAATTCATGCTGGACATTATGTATGTGACGCCTACACGGATTACACTCGGAACACCAAGATGGTTTCCAGCTTTGCCCTACTGGCTTAAACGTGCAGGTCGCACCGATAGATTCTTCGATAACTTCATCGGTAATCGGGAGCTCTGTTGTGACAGGAGATATCGTCTGAAAAACAGGGTACAAGTCTATGTCTATGTGATTCACTGGCTTAGAAAATACGGTTACAAAGGCTCGATTGCTCTGTGCAAGGAAACTGTCGACGTCTGGAACGAATTGCGGTTTATGCTTGGAATGTTGCCTGAAGAGATCCGCTGCAACTGCACTTTATAGGTGATTTTTAGTGAAGTGGCGTTTTTGGAAAAAGAAGAAAGTGGAACCTGAAACGATTTTGCAGATTTCAGCTGGAAATGCTGGTATTCAAACGCTTTATGTTAAAACTAACGATGCAAGCAAAGCCCTTGAATTAATTCAAAAACTGAAAGAACTAGCGAGAGAGTGAAGTGATTTTTTGGCTGGGGCTCGTAGGCTTAAGCGCAAGTCTTCTCGAAGTAAAGAAGTTTTCAGTTCAAAGTCAAAAGTCAAGTTTTACTTTAGGACTGTGCGTACCCGGGTGATTCCCATTCTAAAGCGAATTGAGGTTGGCGATTATCCTAGTAAGATAGGTCGTATCTATGGTTGGAGTAAGCAGCATGTTTTTTATTATCTCCGGAAGCTGGAGAAGGCTGGTCTTGTACGCCGTAAAGTAAGGTCAAACGTGGTTTTCTACGAGCTCACAAATCAAAGTCAAAAACTTCTCGGTTCATGTGAGGGTTTGTTGTGGAGTTCGGGTGTTTATCGTTTGCATCGTTGTTTTTTTAAGTTTAGGATTGTGCGTGAGGGCTCATATGGGGCGGGCGGTTTTAGGCGTGTTGAGATGGTGAATTGGACGGCTTTGTTGGGGCTTGAAAAAGGTGTTTCTGTTCGTAAGACTAGTCGTAATTGGATTGTGCATGTTGAGACTTTGTATGGTCGGCATCCTGGTGAATTGTTTAATTTGGCTAAGAACTTGGCTGAGCGTGTTCGTAGGAGTTTGATGTTGAAGTATGGTTGTTTGTTGGATGAGGGGAAAATTGGGCGTGGTTACGAGTTGGCGATTGATGATCCTGTTGCGCAGCTGCTTAGCCGATATTTCCAAGTGTCGACGCCGAAGCGTAAGATGGATCACAGTCCGGGAGAGTTGGAAGGTGAAATTGATCATCTTAGTCGTGATGCTGCTATTGAGTATTTGTTGATGCCTGAACGTGTGAAGAAGCTTGAGGGTAAGGTTGACGCTTTGCATTATGATTTGGAAGAGTTGACGTCGCTTTTGAAACGAGCCCTGCAGCCTCCTGTGCCGAATAATGTGAAGAGGGATGTGGATTATGTTGCTTAGGGTTTACAAAGTAGCTACTTTTTACGAAGAGGCTCTTCGTGTTTTGGAATGTTTTCATGTTAAAATCGTTTTTGAATGCTGTTTGGGGAGGCTTGTTTTATGGTTGTTTTGTTGAAAGCGTTGTTTTCTAAGCGTTTCTTAAGACTGCATATTTGTGATGCTGTTTGGTCTAGGCAAATGGCTCTACATTTGCTACATTCTATACATTGTTTGTGGGGGGTTTTTTGAAGTTTTGACAGCTGCCAACGCGAAGGATGTTAAGAAAAGACGCCGTCCAGAGGAAAAATATGGTAAATACAAGTGGCAGCGCATCCTTATTGACCGTAACAGCAGGGAACTTCGAGAGATCAAACGTATGCTGAGGGGCTTAAGTTTAGGTCTCAGCCATCTCATGGATTATGATTCTGAATATTTGGTTAACATGGTTTGCCGTGACAGTCGAGATGAGATGATTTTAGATGTGCTGCACGAGTGCGGGCCTGCTGGCCTGAGCCCTAAAGAGATCTTTTTGAAGGTGCGACGTTACGGTTTGAAGTATCATCATATTAGTCGCAGGATTAAACGCATGAACAAGCGGATGCAGAATGAAATTGGAGAGCGAGTAGCTGATAAGGTTGGTCGTAACTGGGCTTTGAGTGATTTTATGCTTCGGAACTTGGATGTAAAGACGAGTGAGATTAGAGATAATGAATAATTTTTCTACGAGCCCATATGGGCTTCATTTGGAAACTAGAAAGTTACGGGATTTGAACCCGCGAGCTTTTTCAGCTTATAGTAAATCTTTTATCTTGAATCTCACTAAAGTACTGTTTGTACTCGGCAGCTGAGGAAAATAGTAGGCTCTTTCCCTCCTCAGCTGCTTGAGCTTGCTGTTTTTCTCGGCTGACCAAAATTTAAGGTCTGGCCTTGGTTGCCTGTTCACAAGGACTTTCATTCGATGCTTGATTCGATGACTGGACAGTATTGTGACGGTGAGACGGATGATACAAAGAAAGATCAAGATGTTGAGGGTTACGCGAATAAGACGTGTAAGAAAGCTTTGAGCGTTTTTTATGCTACGTGTAAAGAAAAGGGTTTGGATTACACGAAACCGATGCCTAAGAAGGCAGAAGAGGGAAAATTCACTTTTCTTGTTGATAGCTTAATAATCACTGAGGGAGTTGCGGAAGGAGTCTATAAAGCTCATGGTTTCGCGTTACACCCCATTATTACACATCATCCGGGTGAACCGCCACGTGTTTATTCTGCGGTTAAAGAGGAATTGATTAAAGCGGCTCCAACTTTGAAAGGCAAGCATCTTGATATTGACCATAGTGATGTGGCCGTTAATCCAAGTGTCAACGTAATCACAGATGCGAAATGGAATACAGAAGTGGAAGCGGTTGAGTTTTGGGCGCAAATTGATGATTACCTTTATGAGTTAATTCAAGGCGGATGTCCCGTAAGTGTTAGCATTGATTGGCTTATTCCTGATCAAGGCGGTATAAAGGTTGTTGAAGTTGATGGGGAAATAGGAATTGCGCCTTATGGGTTTGAGTTTGGAGACCCGGGTTTAAGCATTTTGCAAAATATGACTCCTGGCGACCCTAACGCTATGATAGAGTTGCTGATGGAGTCAGTTTCACGAGCATCAATTAATAGAAATAAAAAAATGAAAAAGAAATTGAAAGAGCAGCAAGAACCGGTGCAGCCGATAGTTGCTGGTGAGTATGTTTTAGGGTTCTATCAAGACGTGTGTTTGTTTTTGCCTGAGCATTTCAGGACGGTTTGGCTTGACAAGGAGAATGGGATTCTTGCTGTTTTTGGAAAGTTAAGCGCTGAACCTGAAACGGAAAGGGTTCAATCTATTTTCTTTGCGAAGGAGAAGATGTGGGACCAGACTAAGATTCAGGATTGGCTTTCCATTCATCCTGATTATATGGCTCCAGCAGGCGATTCTGCTGTTAGTAAGGCGCCGCTGATAGAGCGTGGAAACATGAAGAAAAAACCAAAAATAAAGGAACAGAATGGAGGAGAGCCTAAAACAGACAAAGAGCGTTTCATGGCCCATTTCGGTATAGATGCGGACGCATTCCAGAAACTCTATGACATACTTGGTGACGAATTATTCAAGCTGCTTCCTGAAAGGGGACAAAAAATAAACGAGCAAAATGGTCAAGGAAACAACGGAAATGATGGACAAAATCTTACAGTTGACCAGATAAAAGCGAAAATTGCCGATCTGAGTAAGAAAAATGCGGACATTATGGCGCAGCTTTATCCGGAGGCTGAATTGACAGACGAGCAAAGAGCAACATTGAATGCGGAATCAGAAACTATTTGGGCGGAGATCAACGCTCTCGAAACAGCTTTGGCTGCGGCGATTACTGCGCAAGTTGGGGTAACGCTGGGCGAAGGATACAAGGTAGTTCTTGAAGTGAAGTTGAAAGAGGCTGAGTGGGATGCAGAGTACATTAATAATCTTCCGGACAGCAGTTTTGCGTTCATTGAAGAGGGCGGCGAGAAAGATGAGGATGGTAAGACTAAGCCTCGTAGTTTGCGTCATTTGCCTTTCAAGGATGCTGAGGGTAACATCAACAAGGCACATTTGAATAATGCTTTGGGTAGGCTGGCTCAAACGGATTTGAGTGATGGGGCTAAGGCTGCTGCGAAAAAGAAGTTGTGTGCAGCGGTTAAAACGTGGAATGGGGCGCATTCGGACGATCAGATTACTAGTGATGTTTGTGGTGTTGAGCCGTCAGGTCAAGGGTCCTCAAATAAAGAAGGGCTGCTGGAAGCGAAAGTTACAGAGTTGTTAGCTCGTGTTGGCAAGCTTGAGAAGGCCCATGGTGGAGCCCAAGGCAATCTTAGTGAGAGTCTTCTGAAAAATTCGAAGGAGCCCACTATCAAAGTGACGGACGCGATAAAAACCCTCGAAGGTCTTTTGCTAAGCCCTATGCTTGAGCGCAGTAGCATGATGGAACAACGGCATCATCAGGATATTCGTAAAGCCATCTTCAAATACAAGGAGATGCTGAAAAGTGGATGAGAACACGGTAAAAGGCATTTTAGCGAAGTATAGTCCGCCTTTAAGCCCTGGACAGATGGATGAGATCGCTGAAGCTTTTCTGCACACGGTGAGAAGTGAAAGGGCAAAGCGTGCGCGAAGGAAAACTAAAGAGAGTAAGAAGGTTGCCGAAACTCCTTCGCCTGAAAAGACTGTTGAAAAATCCGAGGCTAAATCTACTTCGAAAGGTGAATCACAGTCACTTAATGTGGCAGGGAGTAAGTGAGGACGAACTCACTGAAACCTAAATAGATTTTGGAGTGATGTCTGATGGCTGATAAATCTGGCAAAACTTGGATGGCTATTGGTGAAACTGACGATCCGAACGCTATTATTGAGTCTTATGAGGCTGCAGTTGATATCACGAAGGGAGATCCTGTTTATCTAAGCGCTGACGATAAGGTCAGTCCTGCAGCTGCTTCCCAAGAATGCATTGGTATCGCTACGAAGACTGTTTCGTCTGGTGACTCGTGTCCCGTGCTTACCCGTGGCCGGGTTAAAGTGGCTGTTGGAGTAGTAACATCAATTACTCTTGGAGGACCTTTGGAAGGTGCGGACGCAAGTAAACGGCTCATCTACGCAACTGCTTTCAATAAGGCTTTTGGATATGCATTACAGCTACCAGCGAGCACTGGTGATTTAATTTTCGTGAAAGTGGTGCGGTAAATGAAACCTAAACTTTTTGAAAGCCTAATGGAGAAAGACAATGAACATAAGCAGTTCTACGAGAGTCTAAAGGAAAAAGCAGTTGCGCATCCGTTTTTCAAGCGTTACGCGGAGATCGGCGTTAAGGAAGGCTTGTTCAGTGACATGGTTGGCGCCCTTGGGCGTATGCATGATACTCTAGTGGAAGCTGCTTATCCAGAGCTTATTGGCAGGAACATAATCAATGTTAGGCCAACGACTGAGACTATGGAACGTTTTCCGTTGGACGTGAAAGGTGTTGCTTACAAGTATGCTGAAGGCGCCGTTACGAGGCTCAGTGGCAAAAAGCATAGTACGGTTGACATTCACACGGATCAGCTTGCAGAGTCTAGCGAGGAATGGACTAGGGAGTTTGTTGAAGATGCTACGTGGAACGTCATGGATAACATGGTTGAAAAGACTGGCAGGGCTTTAGGCGAAAGGGAAACAACAAAGGTTCTTGATCTTTACGGGGCAATAGCTGACGCTGACTTAGCAGGTGGAGATGATATCGCCCAAGGCAATGCGGTTATGGATTGGGCTGCTATACTTAAGCTTCACAACGCTGTGCGTGGCGAAGATTGGCGTCCAACAGTCATGGTGGTTCATGAAACACAGCTGCATCAACTGTTGAATGATGACAAGTTTATCCATGCTCAGTATTTGCCTAGTGCACAGACAAACATTGAGCAGGGAATTGTTACACGGGTTCTAGGCATGAACGTTCAAGCCAGCACTTTAGTGACTAATGGAACCGCTTATGCGATTGATACTCGCATCGCAGCAGCTATGCTACTTCGTAGAGACGTTACGATTGAAGATTGGGAAGAAGTGAAGTCAGGCAAATTCGGCGTTCGAGGTACAACACGGTTTGGCTTAGGTGTTCTCCGAGCTGATGCAGTTGCGAAAATGACTGGGATAAAGACAACGTTGTAAGCTGTCCAGGTTAGAAGTGTATTGCCAAAATTTGAAGGAAAATGTCCCAATAAAAGCTGCGGAAAAGTTCACTACTCAGACCGTAAAGGCGACATTGTTGTCTGTGACTGTTGGAAGTACTGTCCGGTCTGTGGGGCTCTGATGGAGCCGTATACTCCTGATTTAGCGCCTAAGACGTATGGCATGGATGGCAAGCGTGACTTGAAGATTCTCAGGGTTTGCAATGAACATTCTCCTCCTTTTTTTAGTACTTTAAAACCTGTTGAGGTTGAGATGGTTGAAGCGTAGGACGAAGAGGATTGATCCGGGTCTTGCGAAGGTTGTGTTAGCGGAGCTTAGTAAAGGGGCTCTTCGTAGGAGAGATTTGCATACGAGGACGTTAAGGCGGTGTGGGACTCCTGCGACTTTCACTAGCATTCTTAATTATTTGAAGCAGCAGGGGCATGTTGAAAAGACATGTGCGAAGCATACTGCGCCTTACAGGATTACTGAGAAGGGCAAGCGGTTTTTAGGGGGCTTGTAAATGTCAAGTGTTTTGGGTAAGATTCATGAGGCTATTGTTAGGCGGAGTGTTTCGGGTAGTGCGAGCCCTAAGGGCTTAACCGTTTATGAGACTAGGCCAAATATTTCGCTTGTTGATGTTATGAAGTTGTATGAGCGGGATCCTACGTGTAAGTCAAGTGTTGACTTGTTAGCTGCTGCAACTGTTGGCATAGGCTTCTACACGACAGCCAACAAAAAGTATGAGAGGGTTGACGAAGCTAAGGAAGTTGTGGACAAGTTTAATGCAGACGTGAATCTAGACGGTTTGCTCTGTGACATGGCGCGTCCGCTCATTGCCTGTGGTAACGATTTTTGGCTTAAACTTAAGCCTGAAAGCCTCAAGGATCTGCATAGGCTTCCGATAGACGCGGTTGACAAGATAGAGCAAGGCGTTATTGGCGAAGATCTCAAAGTTCCGTATAAGATTGAATCGTATAAGCTTCGCGCGAGCCCTTATGGTGGCACAGAACTTGACCCGAATGCCGTGATTCATTGGCGGATAAATTATCTTGGTTCTGCAGGTTTCGGCATAGGTATTTTGCAGGTCTTACTTCATACTTTAACGATTAATTCTGATAAGCGGCCAGGGTACGCTTGGATGAAGAGTAAGATTGAGAGGATTTTGCCTAAAATTTTTGAGAAGTATGCAGGACCAGACGTTTTAGCCTTGTTGGAAGGAGCGAAAGAACCTACAATAAAGAAGTTTGAAGCTGCGATTAAGAAGCGTCCTGAAGAGGGTGCTTGGCTTTTCTACAACAAAAAAGGTGACATCAAACCTGTCACGATAGACCCTAGGGCACGTTTTGAATTTTACATTGAGCATATTCTTAACCAGTTTTATCTTGGTTGCGAAACTCCTTTGCCGCGTCTTTTTAGTACGCCCGGCTTTACTGAGGCTTCAGCTAATGCTGCGCTTGAGCTTCAAGAGATGTTAATTAAGCCTATTCAACGTTATGTTAAGCGTCAGGTTGAAAGAGATATTTTCAGTCCTGTTTTGCGTCAGGCGGGATTTGATCCCGCGGAGGCTCGGGTTCGCCTTAACTGGGGCACTCCTGAAACTCCCGAGGTGGTTTTAGCAGACATTCTAAAGGCTGCTGAATTAAACTTGATTCGTCCTGAAGAGTTCCGTAAAAACGCAACTAAATTTGGTTGGGAGCTGTGGGAACAGGAATCTGAAGGGGCTGAATCGGGAGAAACTGCATAATGAAACTGTGCATACTCACTTGTATCATCGGAAAGGGTGAGGGGAGGTGAAAAGCTTGGCGAAATATTCTATGCCTCAAATAATCGCAATGACATTGGCGATAACGGCTGTTTTCTGTGCTATCTTCCTTGGAATCTATGAAGTCTTCGGCATGATTGAAGTAGCCGAAGTAAAAACGTGGCCGTGGTTTGCCCAAGACCTCTATAGATATCTACGGCTGTTCTTCCTTTCAGGTATAGGCGGATTTCTTATAGCATGGGTTAGAAACAACCTTGGGTTCTTTGAAGAACGGGCACGACAACGAGCAGAAGGGTTAGACGTGGAATACAAATTGCCGAAGTATTGGAGCACTGTAGGGCGTTATCTCTCTGTCTGCATTATAACGTTCGGTATGCTTCCGCCGCCCTGGAACGGCATCGCAACTGTGTTGGCGTTCTTCGTGGACTTGATTGGCACAGAGCTGAAGCGAATATTCAAAAGATAAACACCGCTGAATGAGACTGTGAACCTAGGTAATCTACCTCTTTTTTAATATTGATTTTCTCGTTGTTAATTTTCTCGTATCGGATTTTTCGTCACGGATTTTTAATTACGAGTTTTTCGTATGTTTTTTTGAGCAAGATTGTTTAAATTTGTTTTTTCACGTATCTTAATATTAGCTATAGGTAACGAGGCTTAACCTTTGGTTTCTGTAACGCCCGACAGCGTCCGAGATCTTATGCATCTTACAGCTGATGATGTAGCTGACGATAAAGTTACCGCGTTTTTGACCCAGGCTGCAGGAGAGGTCAGTCTTGAAACTGATTTAACGATTGATTATAGCGATTGCAGTGACGGTGAGGCTGCTGCTGTTCGGCTTTTAGCGGCCTTGTATTGTCTTTGTTATGTTACTGGGGGCTCGTCTGTTGGTCGCAGTTTTAGTTTGGGCGATTTGCGAGTTGAGGTTCAAAACCAGGTGCCTCCACTTTCTATTTTGACAAGTCGATTAGACCGGATGATTGAAAACTTAACTGAACCGTACGTGGGAGTGGCTTAAGTGGCTGCGCTCGAGGCTTATTTGCAGTTTATCCTTGATTATGCGCCTTATTTCTATTACATTCCTGGGTCTGGCGTGGATCTTACGTTTGGGCGTGGTGTTGCGGCTGCCTCTTTCAGTATAGATTTTCTTTATGAAGCTTACCAGGATAAGCAGTTTGAAAGTCAGAAAACCAGCATCTATAACAAAACCGTTTCACTTGCCGATTTTATTTTAACTCAGCAGTGCATAAACTACACGAAAGATGCTTATGGCGGGTTCAAAAGCAACGAAACCAGCACGTTTTATTATAGCATTGATGCTTGCCGTGTTGTTCCTAGTCTTTTGAAAGCGTACGAGCTGACAAACGACACTGATTATCTTGATGCTGCTGTGCTTGCTGGGAAAACTTTTCTGAAGACTATGCAGGACAAACAGGCCCATGGCGGTTTTGCAAGGTTCGTGGATATTAACGATGTTTGGGATCTTAAGCTGGACGTGGAATGTCTCTATGGGCTTATTGGTCTTAGGATGTTGTGCAGTTATGACGTGGATGCGAAGAGTCAATATAAAGCGATGATGGAGAAAGCTGTTAGTTTTCTCCGTGAAGGCTTTGAGAAATTGTGGCTTTATTATGATCCTTCTGACTCTTCGTGGCATCGGGTTGGCTTGTCTCAGAATGAGATTTATGATGATTGCATTGCTTATGCTTTGCTTGGCTTGTATGTTTATGAAGGTTGGAGTTTAAGCTGCGAAAAAGTTTATGAGCTCATCAACACGATTGCTGCTAGTGCTGATTATTCAGGCTATAACTCGAGCATTTGTTGGGCTGGCTACATTGATGTTCTGAAACGTAAATCCGCTTCGGACTATTATGATGCTGTGACATCTGGCATTCTGTACTCTGTGAGGGCGGTTAAGGATAAGCTAAGTCTTTTGTTGAGCGTGCAAATCCTGAATTTGCATTACGAAGAGTTCATGTTTTGGGGCGTCAAATTCGTTGATTGGAGCCCTGTTGAAAATAAGCAGTCGATTATCACGGTTTCGTGGCTGGGTCTTTTGCTTTTGCGGTATAAGCCTGTTAAGACGCTTTTTACTCCTGTTTTGAATGCTGGGGGCGAAAACGTTACGCTTTACAGTATTGTTCAATCTGGCGAGACTGTTTCTTATGGTGAAGGCATAACCATTAAAGCGGTTGTTAGGCTTGCGTTGCCCGATGAAGTTGTTATCGAGCCCGGTTTTATGGTGACTGATTTTGTTAAGGTTTACACTCTGATTCCAATCAGGCATCATGACAAGATCATGCGTAATGGTGTATACTACGAAGTGGGGTCGCCTCAAGTGTTCCGTTTCAAAGGTGAGCCTCAATATTGTGCTGTTTTGTGTAGGAGGCTTGTTAGTTAATGACTAGCTTTGAGGATCCAGTGGCTACGGTTGTTCGGCTTCTGGATAAAAATATGCATCTCGTGCAAGATGACGGTGGCTTGGCAAGTGTTTATTGTAGCAAGGAATGGTATGACCAAGAGCTTTTGAAAAATTATGATGGGCAAGTGACTGTGGGTCTTCAACGTGCTGACGATCAAAAATTGAGTCTTAATGGGATTAATCGTAGACGTCTCAGCTTTTTGAAAGTAAATGGTTGGTCTAGCAATAGGGATGTTCGTGAGAAACTGTGTGAGGAGATTAACCGTATTATTCGAGAGAAGAGAGCTGTGCCTAATGTTACGGGTTACGATTTTGTTGGTGTTGGGCCTCCAACGGGCACTCATAAAGCCTATCATGCTGCTTCGGATAGCGAGTTACCTCCTGGAAGCGTAGGCTGGACTGAGCTTTTGGCTGAGGAATATCAGAAGTTATGGTATAGCGATGATAGTCGCTATAGTAAGTCTCAGTCTGAAAATGGTAAATACAGCATGGTTTTGTTCCGCTTGAAGATTGAGTCTAAAGAAGCTGTTGTTAAGAAAATTGTTTTAGCTTTTGAGGGTTATGGCACTGCTCCGAGTGGGAACGGAGTTACGGTTAAGGTCTGGGATCATGTTAATGAAGTGTGGGAGGAGGCCCAGACAGGCATCGGCGGAGCTGATGAAACAATCACTATTACGCTCACCTCTGATTTGACGGATTATATCGATGATGACGGCTATGTTTGGCTTCTCGCAAGAACAACAAACCCAAGTGATGGAACAACTGCAGCCGTGCTTTATTGTGATTATGCCTTATGCACAGTCACGGTTAACGGAATTACTTATTGTGATGTTGTGGGTTTTCGGGATTTAGATCAGGTGCGGGTTAAACCGTTTTTGTGGCGCACCGAGTTCATAGTCAAAACATGGATGTTTGAAAAAGTGTTAGGAGGTTAAGAAAGAAAATGGTTGAAACGTATGGAACGCATGAGTTCCGCGTCTATTTTGTGCAAGAGACAAATTATGGAGAAACGCCTGATACTCCAGCGATGCTTGGCATTAACACTCAAAACGTGGAGCCCCTCTTGGATCCTCAGTTGATCAAGGTTAGAGGTGTTGGTTCGCGGGATCTGCAAAGCATTAGTAAGGGCTTGCGAAGGGTGACGTTGAAAATTAGCGATTGCTTAAGCAGTGAATCGCCTATAAGTTTCATTCAGCATGCTCAAACATTGAATAGCTTGAGCATTCAACTCTTGTATTATAAGGGCTTGTGGGTAAGTGCCACAGACATCATCAGTTTTCTCTACACGGGCTGCAGAATTGACAAGTTAAGCATGCAATGTAGTATTGAAGACGTGATAAAAGGAACAGTTGATGTCATCGGCAAGGACGTTGCTCTGGGCACGGCGAAGATCAGTGGAGCCACCTACGGAGATTATGGTGGTGCCGTTCCCTATTATGAAAGCTACGTGAAAAAAGGCGATGCGGACGGCGGAAACTTGGTAGCGGTTAGCACTGTGACGGATTGGAAATTCAATGTTGAAAACAATTTGAAGGCTGTGCCTGTTATCCAAAATTCAAATGGGCATCTTCTGAAGTATTTGCGGGAACGTCACCGCAACATTTTCGGCGAACTATTGTTTGAGTTTGAAAGCAAAACAGAGTTTGATGACGTAATAAATGATAGTGAGTTCAGCTTGTCCTTCCGACTTGGCGACAATCCAGCAAATGGCGAGCACACTGCAACCTTCAAGTATTGTAAATGGCAAAACGTTGCTACGCCCTCAGGCATTGAAGATCTTGTTAGTCTCAAAGCGCCTTTTGTTGCGAGAGACCTCTTCATAACCTAAGGTGTCAAAGATGAGAACTCAAACGGTAAAAATCAACAAAAGCTTTGGCGAAGAATTTGAAGGCGAATATATCTTTGAAGAAATATCTTGGGCTAAACGCAGCCGTATAATTCAGAAATACACGAAATACAGTCAAATGACGGGTCAAGTTCAAAGCAGCGACTATGTTGCAATTCAAGCAGAAACAATATTTGCGAGTTTAAAAGAGCAGCCTGAAAGTAAACCCGTCACACTTGAGAAGCTGCTGAGCGAGGAAGACGGTGTTCCAGTGGGCTTGGGCGAGTTGTTCAGCAAATTAGTCAACAAGCTTAACGGTTTGACAGTTCAAGAGAGTCGTTTTTTGTTAGAGCAATCCGAAGAGGCAAGCCTAACCCAAAACTTACGGAGTACAAGTTCTGCAAGGAGTTCGGGTGGACCCCAACGCAGCTCAGAAGGCAGCCGGCGAAAACGATCCAAGAGTTCATCGTGATAATGAATGAGATTGACCGGCAAATACAAGAGGAGATTGATAAAGCTAAGCGGGAGGCACGAAAGCGTTGAGCATTGAAATAAGCTGTGACGTAAAAGGCATAGAAGAGTTTCAAAGGGCGATGCATAATTTTGATTCTGCCATGCAACGTCAGGTCCATATGCAGTTAGCAAGTTGGGCTGCTGACGTCAAGGCCCTGGCCCGTCAACTTGTGCCCGTTAGAACTGGATATCTACGAAGTACAATTTATGCTAAGATTAGTGAATGGGTTGCTGAAATCGGTGCAGAAGCAACCTATGGACTCTTCGTTGAGCTGGGAACACATCGCATGAGGGCGCAGCCTTATCTTTATCCTGCTATTCAACAGCATTTGCCACGTCTTGAAGGGATTATTCTTGATGCTTTAGACGCTGCCAGAGCGGAGGTTGGGTTATGAGTTTCAGAGAGTTAGCTGTAACTATAGCAGCGCATAATGAGGTGAGTGCTGAATTTGCTAAGGTGTCTTCTGACGCTGCACATATGGCTTCGGAAGTTGCAAGTCATCCCATAATTCTTCAAACAGAAAATTTGGCGACTGCCGAGATCCATCGAGTTGCTGAAGATGCGGCACATCTAAAAAGTGAGGTTGAAGCTACACCGATTAGGGTCGCTTTTGAACCCATTGAGGTTCCACCTATCCCGCCAATTGACGTTTCACCCATCCACGAAGCAAGCGTTGCGTTCAGAGAAGCCGCTTCTGCAGCAGCCGAAGTAGAAGCAAGCGTTTGGGGTTCAGCAGCAAGTTTTACAGAGTTTTCAGAGGCTTGTAACGCATCTGCTGTTAGCATGGGTGGAGCGGTTGTTCAATCACGTGAGTTTACGGTTTCGCTTGGAGAAGTGAAGACAGCTTCAGAATCTACAGCTGTTAGCATCAGAACTGTAGCATCAACGTTAATGACGTTTGCTGGTTTGAGCACTGCAGTAATCAGCTTAGCTGGAGACTTGGGCTTAGTCGATAAGGAAAGTGCGAAATGGGCCAGGACAATGCTTTCTGTCATAACGATTACTTCCACGTGGATCCGCCTCAAATCTTATTTAACAACCATTACAGCTGGGCATACGGCTGCAACAGCTGTGAACACAACAGTTCAGTCGGCTAACGCTTCAACAAGTATAGCTTCTGCCGTAGCCCATAAAGTCTATGCGGCTGCCTGTTCTTTCGCTACATTAGTTCAAAATTCATTGAATATTTCCTATGCGACTTTTCTGGCTTTGACTGGTGTTGGCTTAGCAGTTATTGCCGCGGCGGCGGTTGCAATGTGGAGTTTTGCAAGTAGTATGAACGCTGCTACATCTTCAGTTCAAGGCTTCAACGAAGCTACGAGTGAAATGCCATCTCGTGGGCGTTCGATAACTCGTGCCGGAGAAGAGGAAATGTATCGGCGGGGTGTCGAGTGAGCGTAGCGATTCCTAAGGCTGCCATTGTTTTTGGTGGTGTTACTCCTCCTCAAGGCGACATCCTTGTCCTTACAGTGCATTTGGGTTGCACAAAAGAAGTTTCTTCATTCAGCTGCTTACTTGAGAACTGGGATAAAAAGTATAGTCCGGGCGGGACTTCGCCGATAAGCGTGGGCATGGATGGACACATTGACATTGGAAGAGGCATTGATGTTCCGCAGATAATTACTTGTCGTGTTGAAAAAGTTCAGTGCGAATCTCCGACGCCTAATGAGCATTATATCCGTGTTAGTGGTAGGGGCTGGGGAGAGCGGATCTTCCGCAGAGTAGTCACTAAAGTTTATGAAAACAAGAAGGGCGAGGACATTGTTAAAGACATCATCGATTATTATGTGGGGTTAAGCCATGTTAGAGATGAAGCAGAGCTGATTGAGGACACTGACACAACTTACACGTATCTTGAATATGAGAATACGCCTGTTTTTGACATTTTAAAATATATAGCTGAAAGTAGCGATAAAGCTGGTGTTATAGGCTACGATTTTCGTGTTGCACCGGATGGTAAGTTTGAGTTTTTCCCGAAGAACAGCAAAACATCGCCTGTTAGCCTTAGCGAGAAAATTGAGGTTAGCGAATACCGCAAGGATATTCATCGTGTTCGCAACAAAATTATGATTTATGGTTTGGCTGATAAAAGTGTGCCCGCCGACAAGGATGCATGGACTGAAAGTTTGACGCCTGCTGATGGTTCTTGGAGTGCTGCTGCTGGAGAGGTAAGTCTTGACACGGATTTTAAAGCGAAGGGTTCTGCCAGCATTAAAGTTCACTCTATAAGCATGTATTGGGTAGGCGCGATATTCACTTTAAACGCTGGAAAAGAAGTTAACTCTAATCTTTATCCGCTTCTCAGTTTCCTTGCGTATTTGGAGAAATCTTACAACGGAAACGTTAGCGTGTTTCTCTATGACACAGCAGGCAAGTATGCTCGAAAGAACATCACGGCTGCTCCAGGGGAATGGCGGAAAACAGATTTGAGGGCAGGCTTAGCGAATGAACTTGAATGGGAAGAGGTTGAGGCAGGCTTTGATTGGGCCAACATAAAAAAGGTTAGAATAGACGGGTGGTTCTCTGGTGTTGGAAGCGGTGACTTCTGGATTGACCAATTATTTTTTGGCGGTCGCCGATACTCAGCTACACGTGAAGATTCAGCAAGTCAAACTAATTATGGTTTAAGAGAGCTTGTTGAAGTTGACGAAGAACTTGTATCTGACAACGAATGTGATTTAAGAGCTAGGGCTTTGCTTGACTATTTCAAAGACCCAGCTGAATATTTGAGGATAAGCACAACCGTTTTGGATTATGGAAATACTCCGCTGCTTGCAGCTGACAAGATTCCTGTTGTGTTGCCGAATGAGAATGTTGACTGTGATTTTCGCATTGAAAGCGTTGAGTATAATGTGGATGCGAAAACTCAGACGCTTGAGATAACGCTTGAACTTGGAAAGGTTCCACCATTTCTTGCTGATTACCTTTATGGAATGCGTGCTACAACTGTTACGGTTGAAAAGCTTGCACGCACAAAACTCGGAAAAGGCGCCATTCCAACCGCCTTAGGCGGTGGCTTAGGTGCTCATCATGTTGGACATGAAGCAGGAGACGATAATGGTGTTCCCTGGCCAAGCGAAGATGATGGTGGCTGGGATAAACTTACGGGGTGGGTCTGTCCGAAGCACATTGGACCATATGAGGATGAGGTTGCAATAATTAAGTTTCGCACGAAGAACAAGGCGGGAACTGGCGTTCTGGACCATCGGTTTCAGCCAAGCGATAATGAACATGGTGTTTTAGGCTCTGAGATAGCTCATTGGAAAGAATTACACAGTAAACGCATGGTTTTGTATCATGGTGAGGCGTCGCCTTATGGTGATTTCCGCATTAAAGTTCAGGGCGAAGATAATCCTAAAACTAGATTAACTGAGGAGTTGCTTGAGTTTGGACCGGGCGATATTACAGCTCCAGACGTGTATTTGAAACGCACTGCCGCTGGCAAGCTTGAGTTGAAAGCTCAATACTTAGATTTATTGACTGATAACCTTCTTGAAATCGGATCTGAAACCAAGCGAGTTCATAAAATCTTCACGACTTATTTGACATTGTTGACAGATGGCTATATGCAGATCAAAACGGTTGCAGAGGATAATCCCAAAGCCAAATTAGACAAAGAAATGCTGCAGTTTGGTCCTGGAGGAGCAACCGCTCTCGACACGTGGCTTAAACGCGTAGGTTCTGGACAGCTTGAATTGAAAACTGAGTTGTGGCCTCTTTCGGATAATTCTGGAAAAATAGGCACCTCCGCGAAAAGCTTCGCTGAAATCAACGGATATCAGTATGGAATCAAAGGTAACATGATCCCAGCAAGCGACAACGCGAGCAATCTGGGCGCGGCTGATAAACGCTTTGCTCATATCTACGCAGTTGAAATCCATGTTTCAAACATGCTTTTCAATTTTCACCTGTTGCCCGATGCTGATGCCACTTACGACCTGGGTGCAAGCAACAAAAAATGGAAGGACCTCTACCTCTCAGGCGCACTCAAAGCCTTAGATGCTGGTGTTGCAGTTCATCTTTTGCCGAATGCAACTGGCACTTATGACCTGGGCAGCTCAACGAAGAAATGGAGCAATTTGTATCTTAATGGTGTTGGCTATCTCGGATCTCTTAATGTTGGCGCTTTTGAGGTTATAACTGCAGCTCGTGTTTTGCAGAATGTCACGGCTGCCGCAAGCATAATCACAAGCGGTAGATTTCCCTTAGCAAGACTTCCTGAAGGCACAGCACAGTATTTTCTTAAAGCTCAAGGAGCAGGGTTTAACCCTATGTATGCATTGCTTGGCGATGGTGATATTCCGAATCTTGCAACTTCTAAAATTACGAGTGGTCAATTCCTTTTGGCAAGACTACCGAGAGGCACAAGTGGTTATGTTCTTGAGGCTCAAGGTGCTGGCTTTGACCCCATGTATGTTGAGCCGGATGGGCGTTACACGCCTAAAAGTCACACTCACAGTCATGGAACTTTAACGGGTGTAGGACCTGATGATCATCATGCTCAGGTTCATAACCATGCTGGGGAAACAATCAGTCCTGCTACTGTAAACTGCAATAACATAAGCATAGCCGCTAGCTGCAACAGACAATACAGTCATCCGAGTAGTCAGCAGTGTGTTTATGCGTCAAGTGTTGCATGGGAGAATTGTCCACACTTTGGCTGCGTGAATTATTCCGCGGGTGATTTGTGCATCAGAAAGGGAATGAGAATCCCATTTATCAACGGTATGGCGATCACGGAAGCTGAATCACGCGGGTTAGGGCCGGGCTTCGCTTTCCTAAACCGGAAAGGTAAAGTCATAATGGTTCTTGATGAAGACGGAAACATTGAGATCTCGGGTAAAATCAAGGAAGGTGTTGCTGTGTGAATGAGGTTCCATATGGACAGTATGATAAGGCGTATCAAGCTATTCATAGTGCTTTGTCGCAGATTGCAGCTCCGCCTTCTGGTAAGCGAATTACTAAGCAGGCTTTTACATGGAATCCAGAGGGTTCTCTTTCAACTTTGAAGGCTTATGATGGCGAGACATTGCTTTTCACGCTTAGTTTCTCGTGGAATCCAGATGGTTCTTTGAAGGAGGTTGCTCGTAGCGATGCTTGACAAATCTTTGGTGGTTCGTGATGATAAGGGCAAGTTTAAGGATTTGGGTGATGTGCTTGCTGTGGCTCGTAGCCAGGGCAAAATGCTTTTTAGGACCAAGAAGAATGTTTTTGTTAAAAGGGTGTCTCGTGATTTTGAGTTGGGCTGGATAGCTGTTGTTTCTCTTCAGCCTCTCAATTTTGGGTGTTCAAATCGGCTGGTTGTAAGCGGAGGAGAAAAGAAATGAAAAATGAGTTTGAGAGTGCGGAAAGAGCCGAGAATACTGGTTGGGATGCATAGACGTTTAGAAGTTTGGCGACCAATCAACAACTTAACACCAGCGCAAATGAAAGATGCGAAAGCATTCAGAATATTCGGCTGTGTTGAAAAGGCTTTAATCGATGTTGATGAGCGCGAACTTGATTTTAAGGACTTGGTTGTCGATGGCGGACTTGATGCTCTCTGCGGGCAAGGTTTTGACGTTAGCGGAAGTCGTCCAGCAGTTTTCAATTACGTAGCAATAGGTGAAGATGACACTGCGCCAGCTAATGGTAACACTGCTTTGGGAACGGAATCGTATCGTGAACTGGGCACATACGCGAAGGATGGTCCTACTGGCGAGTGCAGTATGGATGCGGAATTTAGTATTGATGCGACTAAGGCGTTAAACGAATGTGGCTTGTTCAATGCGGCTTCTGAGGGGACAATGTATTGCCGAGACACTTACACAACGAAAAACGTAGTTGACGGCGACACGGTAAAAATTTACTACACGCCTAAAATGCAGAGACCAGCATAAAAATCTCCATTTTTCTTTTGGAGATGTTGACAAGTGGCGTCCTTCAAGTTTCCTAAATCGTGGGTTAGGGAGGTTAAACCATAAATGGCTGCTGAATGGACTACGCCTACGGCGATTCATAGTTACTGTGGAGAGTGTCCACCATATAATGCAGCGAATACTATTGATGATGACCTTGCAAGTTTTTGGACTCATACAATGACATGCTATCACTGGATTATTTTTGATATGGGTGAAACCAAGAAGATAACTAAAATTCGTGTTTATGTCGATATTGCTCCTTTTGGGGGTGCTGTCGGATTATACGTTTACGTTAGTGATGACCCAGCAAATTTTGGTGATGCTGTTTGGGAAGGGGTGCTTAATACTGCGGGTTGGAGTGAAAGCGGAGCATTTGAGAAGGACGGTCGCTACATTAAACTTGTTTCTAAGCGCAATACCCCCGGTTCACGCATGTATGAGTTTGACGCTTACGCAGAAGCAGTAGGTGGACAAATTTATGAGATTAATGTTGACGCTGTTGTGAAGGCTACGGCGGAAAAAGTGTTGCAAACGACTTATAATATTCAGAAAGATGCTGCTGTGAGTTCTCAAGCGATTGAAGTAAGCGAAACCACATTCAATATTTTGAAAGATGTAATTGTAAAATCTTTAGCTGATTTAGGAATAGAAACAATCTATAATATTTCGAAAGATGCTTTGGTGCAGGCTCTTGCTGATGTAGTTGTTGAGAAGATAAACGATAATTTTGATGATAACAGCATAGACACTACATTCTGGGATATGCTGGAAGTAGGAGCAACCGTAGCTGAAGTTAATCAACGCCTTGAAGTCACAAGACCTGAAGTTATAGGACACAAACAATCAGGTTTAGTGACAAAGTATAGTCATAACCTAAGTGAAGCCGACCTTCAAATTTCGGTAGTTGAATTGGATACTTTAGATCATATGCAACTAATGATTTGCCTAACTAAAGTTACTGCATCCGACCCCTATGGTGAAGCAAATTGGTATCGTTTTTTTAAGGCTGGAGCTACTTCCACTTGTCGTGTGCAAAAAAGAGTTGACGGAGCTACAGAATACCTTTATAACCAAGCTTGGTCGGCGGCTACTGGACCTTTGCGTATAGTTATTAGCGGTGGTGTTATATCTTTTTATGAGGATGGAAACTTAGTAGCCAGTGAATCTTACGCACTCTCAACCTATATAGCATATGTTTACATCTTTCAATCCACCAATGCTGAACTGGTAGGTACCGATGCCTTCGATGACTTTATAGGAGTTCTAGAAGGACAAACTTATGAGATTAATGTTGACGCTGTTGTGAAGGCTACGGCGGAAAAAGTGTTGCAAACGACTTATAATATTCAGAAAGATGCTGCCGTAACTTCGCAAGCTCTTAAAGCGTCGGAAACTATATTTAACATCCAGAAAGAAGCCATAGCAAAGGCTTTAACCGCTTTGAGTTTTGAGTTAGGCATTCCAGTTGAAGCAGTAGTGAAGGCTTCAGCTGTCTCGAATTTAGAATCTATTTTTAACATTTCGAAAGAAGCGGTTATTGAAGCCTTAGCGACTAAAACACTACAGACAATCTACAACATTCATAAGGATGCTGCTGTTGCTGGAAGCGCCACGCATGGAGAGGAAACCACGTTTAACATTCATAAAGATGCTTTGGTGCAGGCTCTTGCTGATGTCGTTGTTGAAAAGATTAGTGCTCAAATTATTGAAATTTTTAAGGATGCGGTTGTTACGGCTCAGGCCACTTTCGAGTTAGAATCCATTTTTAACGTGCGTAAAGACATCGTAGTTGAAACGTTAGTATCGTTAGATACGGAAACAACTTTCAATATCATCAAAGACGCTATTATTCAAGCCGCTGCAACTCGTGAAGTTTTCGGAATTTACCCAATAAATAAAGACGCAGTAGTTCAAGCTTTAACACTTCTTGAATTACAACAAGTTTTGAACATAAGTAAAGACGCAATGGTTGAAGTTTCTGCGCAAGCGGTTACTGAAACAATCTTCAATGTTGTAAAAGACGCTATCGTTAAGGTTTCGGCATCTCCTCAAATAACAGGAATATATGTTATTCCTAAAGACGCATTAGTAAATGCGGAAGCAGCCGCTCAGCTACAGCAAACCTTAAACATCCGCAAAGACGCGGTTATCGTTTCTGTTTCGACTCCTCTGATTCAATCTGTTTTTAATTTGTCGCCGGAAGCAGTTGTGAAAGTGCTTGCAGAAGTCAGTATTGTGAAAGAGGGAGAAGTCAAGGTTACGAAGTTGTTTTTGATGCTTGGCAATATTGCCATTCAGATTCAAGGAGAGTAATGAAAATATGAAGGGTAAGAAAAGTTTGAAAAAGCAGCTTAAGGATTTGCAGCTTGGGGATTTGATTTCTGTTTCGTGGACAGATGCCTCAATTGGTAAGAGTTTAGGCAGTGGTTTGGCTGTTGATGTGCCTGCTCAAAGCTGGGGTATCTTCATCGGATTGATGGGTAAACGTAATCAGCATATTGTTTTGGCACAGAATAATTTTCAGTATAGTGATGGTTTGTACGATATTGACTACACGGCTATTCCTGTCAGCTGGGCTGTAACCATTAACGTTATTGATAAAAACCACGTGGCGAAGGATGAAGCTGAAATTCTTTTCACAAGTTTTCTGCGGGGTGGTAGGCGAGTTTCCAGTAAACATAAACAGCAGAAGGTAAAGAATCATGGATCCTATTAAAAAAGCGTTAACACGAAGAATCTCGGTTAAGCGTGGAAGAGGACAGCAGACGCTTGAGGTTACGCCCAGTGAAAGGCTTGTTTTAGGCGTGAAATTCGCCATTGTTATGACGCTTATTTTGTCAGCTCTCGAAGTTGCTCACATGGTTTTCTTGGGCTCGTGGAGCAGTGAGATCTTCGCAGCTATAACAGGCTTGATTGGAACGGTTTCAGGAGTGTTAATCAGTCAACATGCCTAAGAAAAAATATTATTGGACTCGTGCGGAAGAGAAGAAACTGCTTAAACTATGGGAAAAAGGCATTAGAGACTTTGAAGTTTTGGGTAAAGAGTTGGGACGCCCGCCGAGAGGTGTAAAGCAGAAACTGAATCGGTTGGGAGTTGTGGTGGAGAAGAAGAAATTTGTGCGCACCACCACAACAGTAATTGAGGATAAGGATGTTTTGACGCATGAGCAGGCTGTGAAGATTTTAGCCGGCGCTATCGAGGCTCTTCGTAAACCTGGCCAAGATAAGCTAGAGCTGCAACGTCTTCGAATTTTGGTTGATGCTGTTCAAACTTACGATAGTGTGTTGGAAAAGTTTGAGAGATGGAGTGAAATTGAGCAGAGGCTTTTGGAGATGGATAAGAAAATTGGTGAACTCAAAAAAGCCAAGGACCATGCGTCCTAGGAATCGTTTTTCTCGTTTAGACATTTTTGAGGAGAACCTTAGTGAAATTTGGGAAGAGGCTGAAAAGGAACGAGAAAAGCTTAGCAAGGACCCTATCACGTTTTTTGAGCAAGTAGTGGGATTCAAGCCCACAGTTTATCAGCGAGATCTTGCTGAGAAGTTTATGAATAATCAGTTTGTGGCTATGCGTTGGAACAGGCAGAGTGGCAAGTCATGGATCGCAGCTGCGCTATTGCTTAATTATGCTTTTACTCACCCGGGGGCTTACATTGGCATTGTAGCTCCTGGTTGGCGTCAGTCAAAACTTGTTATACGAAGAGTCAGATGGTTCTTGCGGAAGCTTCCAACTGAAGTTTGTCCTAAGCCCGCTCGGACCGTGTTGTATTTTTCTAATGGCAGCATAATTGAAGCGTTTCCAAATAATCCTGAAACTATTAGAGGGCCAACGTTGAACGTGATTTTTTGGGATGAAGCCAACCATACGCCTGGTGATGAGGATTTGTACACGGCTATTTTGTTCACGATCAGCACGACTAAAGGCAAGGTTTTGATCAGTAGCACGCCTTGGAATACGGATTCGGTTTTTTACAAAATTTTTAATCATAAGGATTATGGAGACTTTGCTCGGAGCCATGTTACTTGGCGGGAGAGCATGGAGCCTAACGGTCCTTTAGATGAGGGCACGCTTGAGAAAATCCGCCGTCAGTTTGGGGAGGATCCTTGGCGTTGGAAGCGTGAGATGGAGGCGGAATGGGCTGAGGATGAGGCAGCATGGTTGAGTCAATCGCTTATTACCAAGTGTATTGCGACTGAGAAAACGCTCGGCGAAGAGCTGGAGTTGTGGGATTTTGAGAAATATTATAAGGGCAATCTTTATGCGGGTTTAGACTTGGGACGCGTGAAAGATTATAGTGCTCTTGTGGTAATTGATGAGGTTAGAGGGCGTTTCTTTCTGCGTCACTTGAAGATTTTTCCGTTAGGCACAAGCTACGCCAGCGTTATCGGCTATGTCAAGACGTTGCAGGATCGTTGGGGGGGCTTCATTAAGATTCGTGTGGACAGTACTAATCAGGATTATGTTGTTGAAGATATGAAGAACGCGGAAATTGATAATGTGGAAGGTGTGCGTTTCAGTTTACCGCGTAAGCAGGAGATGGCTACTCTAGTGAAGCAACGGATGATTAATAATCGGTTTTGGTATCCGTATTTTACGTGGGAGCGTCCTTATCGGGGTGAATGGGTTTCAGAGTTGAATGTGGAACGGTTTGAACTGCGGAAAGACGGCAGCATAGCCCTCAACCATCCAAGCGGAACACACGACGACGTCTTCTGGGCTGCTGCCCTTGCATTATACTCTACAGTTGAAATGGTCGAAGAGCCCGAGGTTTGGGTCGTTCCAAGATGAACGCTCGCAAATCTTAAAACCTATCAGCTCTATACAACAATTCTATGTCAAAAAATGCCGAAACAGAATTGTTATTAAAGAAACATGAGGAGCTAGTGAGCTTTTATATACATTAAAACAAAATGAAGAAGAAGGAAGAATGAAAATGACCGACCTTGTAGTGGAGATTATAATAGAGAAAAGAAAAATGCAAGCGGAAGGTAAAGACGTAAAATATCTAATAGTTACTTCACAAACTCATACCGAAATATTAGAAATACTAAGACAAACATCCAAGTCTTTTCCAAGGCACATTCACGCAACTCGTCTAAAGGAACTTAAGGATTTAACGATAATAGAAGTTGAAAATCTTCTATACCAAAAATTCATGTTAGGCTATCATCCTTCCACAAATGCGGATTCGAATCCCCGACCATGACCGATGGAGGAACCTTCACCTTCAAGGCTCAAGATTTCTTCGAATACACATGACGATGTCTTTTGGGCGGCAGCCCTTGCATTATACTCTACAGTTGAAATGGTCGAAGAGCCCGAGGTTTTGGTAGTTCCACGATGAGAAAAAGGGCCCTACAGCTTTCTCAGAGACGATGTGATGTGCGTGACACCTTAACCATTGTTAATATACTATTGCTCATAAACATTGCAGTGTATTAGCGCGCGCCTATCACAAATTTTTATAAGCAGAGAACCATAGGAAACCGTGATTTGGCATGTCTAAAATTGCAGATAACATCGTTAAGAGTTTCTCGTTCCTCACCATACTCATCGAGCTTTCGAAGGGAAAGAAGATGACCGGCTACGAAATCATGGTGCACATTAGCAGTCTGGGTTTTAAGGCAAGCACAGGCACCGTCTATCACCAGCTCGGCATGCTGTCCAAGTGGGGCTTCATCAGAGGAGAAGAGCAGGAAACAAGATCAAAATATGCACGCAGAGGAGCAACCGCATATGAGATGACTGAAAAGGGCATGAAAGCCTTCAAAGAGTTCAAGGAGAAATGGCGGAAACCCTTACAGTACGCACATGAGAATCTGCAAACGTAGGTTCACTTTAACTTATCTCTCTCTGCACGGTTCCGCAGTGTCTTTTCTGCACAACTAACTTAAAGTCATTGAATTTAATTGCAAGAGGGGAATCAGCCTTCAGAAGGCGTGAGTTTTTCCGTATAACCAAGTATGCACGTCGATATGATAGGCGTGAAGGTAAATTTACGATTAATGTTGCTTATGAGACTGCTGTGGAGATATCGCCGCGTACTACTGCTGTGGCTGATGCTTTTGGGCTTGGGATTGATGAGGAACAGAAGTTTGTGATTTATGATAATGTTGAGTTTAAGATCGGGCCTCGAGACATCGTCTACATTACTGGGGATTCCGGATCAGGCAAAAGTGTTTTGTTGAAGGAAATTAAGAAGGATTTGGGCGATGAAGCTGTTGACATGGCGGATATCCAGCTGGATTTGAACCGGCCGCTGATTGAGACTGTGGGCGAAAGTGTTGAGGAAGGTTTGGAGTTGCTTAGTCGTGTCGGGCTTAATGATGCCTTTTTATTTTTGCGTAAATATTCTCAGCTTAGTGACGGCCAGAAATACCGTTATAGACTTGCGAAGTTACTAGAGTCTGGTAAGCAATGGTGGCTTATGGATGAGTTCTGTTCAACTTTAGATCGTGACACAGCGAAGATTGTGGCTTTTAACGTTCAGAAACTTGCTAGAAAAGAAGGTAAAGCTGTGGTTGCTGCAACTACACATAGGGATCTTGCTGATGATCTTGCGCCGGACGTGCATGTTCATAAAAGGTTTGGAAAAGAAATTACCGTTAAGTATTATACTGATGCGTATATACCGCAGTGTACACTTCTTGAGGAGATGCATATTGAACCTGGCGTGCTTGATGATTGGCGCCGGCTTGCTGGTTTTCATTATCGAAGTCATAAGGTTGCAGCTACCCGGGAGATCTTCTGTTTGTGGCGTGGATACGAGTTGTGCGGCGTGATTGTTTATAGTTATCCGCCTATAGCGTGTTTTGGTAGGCGTCAAGTTTTGCCTAAAATGACAATTCAAGAGTTGAATAAGAAACTAAGCATCATCAGCCGTGTTGTTGTTCATCCGAAGTATCGCAGTATCGGTTTAGGTGCTAAGCTTGTTCGGGAAACTTTAGCGCGTGCTGGGACGCCTTATGTGGAGATGGTTGCTGTCATGGCGAAGTATAATCCGTTTGCAGAGAAAGCGGGAATGCAGAAGATAGCTGTGCAGCAGCCAACCCAGAAAGTTTTAAGGATATCCGAAGCTTTGTCAAGTTTAGGTTTTAATCTTCAGTTTCTAAGCAGTGGGAGATATCTCCAAGATAAGCTTGAGAATCTAAGCAGTGAACAGTTGGCAATGCTAAAGGACGCTTTCATAAAAAATGCTCATCCAAGACTTAGAAAAGTGTTCAGTCCCCATCAGCCTTATGGAACAAAAGCTGATTATGTTAAAGGCGTGAAAAATGCAGACTTAACGAAAATGGCTAAACTAATTAAGATTGTGGGCATGCTTCTTCAGTCGAAAGTTTACCTGTTTTGGGCTACTGAATCAAATGAAAAAAAGACGCCTTAAAAAAGAGCTGGTCCCTAGCTCTCTTCTGAATCAGATGAAACAAGTTCAAATTCATATGCGCTCACGGTCTCCTCGGGATTCCAGCTTCCGTAGGATTTCGTCCATGCCTTACGAAACTCTTCTAGGCTGTCGAATCCTTCTTTTTTTATGTCTTCTGAGCTTATTTCTCCAAGCTTCTGCTCAAATCGGCGTTTAATAATGATATGGGCTTCTGGCCTTCTGAATCGGCTGCTGCGGATTCCGTATCTGCGACCGACTTTGTATTTACGCTGGCTGGCTCGTCTGGTTTGGGTTTTCTGTCCTTCTCGGATTTTCTTGATGAGTGGTCCTCTGAATATCGTAAGCATTTCTCTCCATATTGTCCGGTTAATTCTTCTTCTTCAATGGTTGGCAAACCTTTCTTTTGCCGGTATAAGTTGCTTAGAACTATTATTTTAGCTCTGTGGAAATAGCTGCCTTCACGTAATTCTCTCTTGGTTGCTGTTATGCCTTTAAAATCCGAGCCCATTGTTCGCGCCTGTTCTTCCTGGTATAGCTGCTGGGCTTTTTCCCAGATCTGTGGTCTTACATAAGGCCAAAATTTACCTTTAAGACGTGGCAT